AAAATTCCTTACATACTTCCTCACGGCTCGCCTAAACCTCTTTTCTCTTTCTCGCTCGCGCGCTTTACATTTTACATTTTACATTTTACTGTTTTACACCAGAAATGTAAAATTAAACTTTTTTCTAGAAGTTTCCCCACGTTATCTCGCGTGTTGGTGATAACCCGCCTGGTGACCCGTACTCTGTGACCTGTGCGTCATTACCCGCGTTGCATTACTCGCCCGGGTATACCCGCACTCGCGTTGACCCCTATACGCGTTACGTACGTACGGGTTATGACGGGTACGTTACGCGTCGCGCGGGTTATGTACTCGCGTTATCACGCTCGCGTTATGACGCTCGGGTTATGCCCCGCGTTCGTTATGACCCCTGCGTATACGAGAAGAGTTTATATAAACGCGTTAAGTGTAAAAGTGTAAAATGTAAAAGTGTAAAACTCCCTCCGCTTCTCTCGCCCGCTCGAGAATTAAAACCATGGAAAACACCACGCGTTCCCCCTTTGCCCGTGTCTCGGAATTCGAATCGCGCCCGTCTACAAGAAACCCCTCCTTGCCCGTCATCGCCCAGCAGCACCCTCTCTCGGATAATGCTCGGTTTAACGCGATTCACAATGGCAACTTGAGCACGAAACTTTGATTGGTGGTTTACATTTCATACGGGGGATGATAAATTTAAACTAGTTGGAAAGTAACAAAACCAATCGTAAATAGCCTTTTTTAAACTTTCCAACCAATCGTTTTCTCAAAGTTGTTTTGTAGCCATAACCCCTACGCGTATACGCGTTATCTGAGCACCATTCAACTTTCAAGCTTTATTCTTAAGGAATTACTTTATGGACGTCTTTCTTCAAGATAACTCAAATCTCAGCATTTTTCTTTTGACAATTGCTTTTCTCCTTGCGTGCTTCGGTGGTTTGCATGCCAAAAGTACTTTGATGTTCTTTGTTAACATGTTCATGGTAGTTACTTTTGGAACAATTCTCATTTGCGTGTTAACGTTGGCCTAGATTTAATTCAGGGCCTTTAGAAGCTTTCAAGATTGCTTGATGTATATTTTGTCACGAAAGATTATCCGTAATGTCTGGTAAGCCGCAGGAGTTCACAGATGATCCCGAGACCTACCTCGCACGTCATTACCGACGCAATCACGAGAGAATTGTTCCAGGCTCGAGGCGAGCGATTGCATTAAGAGCAACGCAACCGAATCCCACGCATTACAAAACGAAGTTGGATGTGAAAGAATTGGCGAAATACATTTTCGTTAAAGGCAAAAGAATTGATGCAGATTCTCGTTGGGCTATGCTCATTGACGGACGGTTAACTCCTGACGACATTACCGATGAAGAATTAATTCGTGGTGAAATGATGTCGAAGAAAGGCACGTTCACGGGTAAACGTCCACCTTGGGTTCCCAGACAGTTTGTTGAGGCGATGCAAAGGGAGTCGGTTAAACGAGCCCAAGAGAAATGGACAAACAACCTACTCCTTGCCCAAGAGGAACTCATTAAGATCGGAATGAATGCAGAAATAGAAGCGCCCACTCGCCTTAAAGCGCTAACATATATCATTGAGCGGTCAAGCGGTAAAATTCCGGATAAAATTGAAATGACGGCGGAGATTAAGCCGTATGAAGAATTGCTTCAAGGTGCTACTCTTGAACGAGATATTCTCGAAGCAGAAGTTCTTGAAGATAACAAGCAATTAGAAGAAGGTGATTCAAGTGGGTGGCCCCAAGCCATTGAAGAATAAGCAGGTTCTTGGTAAACCTGGCCGTGCTCTTCGTCTTGAAGGCGGTTATGTAAGCGCGATGGATAAAGAGATTTACGAAACTCTACGTGCTTCTTATAAGAGCGAGCGCGAGATTACTTCTCAAACTCAGGTTGGCAAGTATGCGCCTAAAGGCAAACGCGTTTAGTTTCTAAATGCAAATCAATTCAAGTTAAAGAGGCGCAATTCGCGCTTCTTTTTCTTTTTAAACACAAATAGAAATGTAACTCAATGACAAAGCAAAACACGATAAAGCAATCAGATATCTTTCGCAAAGTAGGGTTCACGCCTCACGCTGGCCAAATTGATATTCTCGCAGATAGTTCTCGCTTCAAAGTTGTCGCGGCAGGTCGACGATTTGGCAAGAGTGCATTAGGTGGTCACGACTTAACGTGCCAAGCAATTCTTGCATATACTAAACGCAAAGAGATGCAAGAGCGCGGCAAGAGAATGGAATACTGGATTGTGGGTCCTGAGTATTCCGACGCTGAAAAAGAATTCCGTGTTTTGTGGAATGATCTTGTCCGTCTTCAAGTTCCATTCGATAAAAACGGAACTCACAATAAACCTCTCTCTGGGTTTATGCATATCTCTTTGTGGGATGGTGTTTTCCAGGTTCACGCGAAATCTGCTAAACACCCAGAGACTTTGGTTGGTGAAGGTTTGCATGGTGTGATTCTCGCTGAAGCTGCGAAACTCAAAGAACGCGTTTGGACAAAGTTTATCCGCCCGACTCTCAATGACTTTAACGGGTGGGCTCAGCTTACATCTACACCGGAAGGTAAGAACTGGTTCTATAACGTATGGCGGCAAGGTCAAGACCCACTACAAACTCAATGGGCAAGCTGGCGACGTCCCGCGTGGATGAACCCTCACGTGTATCGCAAAGGAGGCTCAGATGAAGCCATAAAGCAGCTATTTGAGATGCAACAAAACAATCTCACGGGATTCACTGATGCAGACGTCGAACGGCTTGGTGTTGATTTAGAAATCGGCCAATTGATGCGAGACTTGACACCACCAATGTTTAAGCAGGAAATCGCAGCTGACTTTACGGAATATGTGGGACGAGTGTTTCAAGATTTTGATGAAGAGGTTCACGTGAAGAATCTCGACTTCAATCCTGACTGGGAAACATATGCAGGTGTTGACTATGGTTTCACAAACCCAAGTGTGTGGCTTCTTATTCAGGTTTCCCCATTTGGTGATGTGCATGTTCTTGACGAGGTTTATGAACGAGGATTGTCGCCTCTCGAGTTCGCGCAAGAAGTTAAACGACGCAACCTTTGCCCATCTTCGCTTTTGGCTTTTTACCCCGACCCTGCCTCACCAGGAGATACACGAGTAATTGAGAATGAGTTGCGTGTTCGTTCACGAGGCGGAACAGGTGGTGAACTCAAATGGCGTCTTGAAGCAATTCGCAAACATTTGGAAATTCAAAACAAGCATTTACCTGAAGGGCATGTCGATCGCAAACCTAAATTGCTCATTAATAGGAAATGTGTTAATGTTATTAGAGAGTTCAATGATTATCGATACCCAGACAAGAAAGACAATGTCGATTTAAATTCTCCTGAACTTCCAATGAAGAAAGATGACCACACACCTGAAGCGTTAGGCCGTTTCTTTGCAGGTCACTTCAAGCGGAGGACAATCGGCATTCGAGCTTCACGCACGACGATGGCGGAGTTTAACTAATGAAAATCTTTCAGAATCTTTACGAGAAGTTTACACCATACACGAGTGCAAAGCCTTTCACGGCTAACCTTCCAACATGGGTAACACCTCAAGATCAAGAACGCATTAACGCGTATGAGGTTTACGAAAAGATTTACCGTAATGTCCCTAACACGTTCAGTTTGGTGATGCGCGGTACAAACAATCGGCCTGTCACTTTACCGACTGCTAAGACCCTCGTAGAAGCTATTAACCGCTTTTATGCAGTGCAGTGGTCGTTCGGTATTGATGAGAACTTTGGCAACGAATCAACAAACAGTGAATTGCGCTCGCAGCTAAATGCATTGTTCACTCGTGAGGATTTCTACTCAACGCTTCAAGCAACTAAGCGATGGTCACTTATTCGTGGCGATGGTCTTCTTCACATTGTTGCAGATGACACGAAGCCTGAAGGTACTCGCATTTCTATTTACGGTGTTGATCCTTCAACATACTTCCCAATCACTGATATGAACGATACCTCGCGAATTGTCGGTTGTCACTTGCTCACGCAAATGAAAGCAGATGACGGTACCACAATTCTTCGGCGTCATACTTATCGCAAAGAAGAAGAGGGTATCTTCACACAAGTGAAATACTTCGAAATGAATGGCTGGGATGACCGATGGGGAAGCAGCCAGGAAATTAAAGAAGTAAGTCCTCCCGCACAAATGCGAGACGGCCAAGAAGAGTTGCATCAAGGTTTCTATCTTCCAAAAGAGATTACGACAATTCCCGTTTATCACATTAAGAATAACCCTGAAATCGAAAATGATTTTGGTGTTAGTGAAATGGCTGGGTTTGAGTCAGTGTTCATGGCGATTAACCAGGTCGCGAGTGATATGGAATTGTCGCTCTCGCTTGATGGTGCTGGTCTTTATGTCACTACATCAGGTTCTCCTGTTGATCCGACGACAGGCGACCCAATTCCTTGGCGGCTCGGACCTGGTGGTGTTGTCGAGATTGAGCCTGACACTGACTTTAAGCGAGTTAATGGTATTGGTAAAGACCTAGCAGGAATCGAATACATCAACAAGATCAAACAAGAAGTTCTCGAGGCCGCTGGCGTTCCCGAAGTCGCTATCGGTAGTTCTCGTACACGTGCAGTTGAGTCAGGCACCTCAATCGCTTTACGTATGCATCCCATCCTATCAAAGTGCGCAGAGAAAGAAATAGCATTCATCGGAGTTCTTGATCATTTCTTGTATGATCTTTGTACGATGTGGCTTCCTCAATATGAGGGAACATCAAGTGAATGCCGCGCTTACAGTGTGATTGGCAACCCGCTTCCGATTTCACGTGAAGAATCCATCAACGAGTTGAAGCTACTTCTTGATGCAGGCGTTATTGATACAGATCTATTCCGCGAGAAACTAACTGAGTATGGTTATGTGTTTGATAGCGCAATCAAGCAACGCATTCTCCAAGAAAAAGCGCAGATTGCTGAAGCAGAATCTTCAGGTGATTCATTTAGACAGAATGTTGACTCGCTATTAATTGGTGACGAGAATGTCTAAAATCACCCCTGCCCAACGCAAGTTTCTTCTCGCTGAACGCCAAGTTGAGTTAGAGGTCATTGATGTTCTCCATGACCTCTATAAAGAAACTCAAAAAGAGATGCGACAATACGCTTCTTCGAAGAAAGTGAAAGCACTTGAAGCAAAGCGTGATCTTCTTCAAACTCAACGAAGCATTAATGAACAGCTTAAAAAGTATTATGAAGAAGTTGGAGATAAAGTAGGGCAGGGGGTTGTCGAGTCTGCGATTCGTGGGATCGATATGTCATACGACTACACATCCAAACGTCTACGAAATAGCGGAGATAAAGCAGCCCTAGAGCTTCGTAGACGTGCTGTAGTTGAAGACACGTTAAACAATATTGACGTCGTAATTCAACGTGTCAAGAGCCCAACCACGAAGACATTTAGTGAGACGGTTTGGGGCACGCGAGACCTGACTCAAGATATGCTTAACAGGAAAATTAACCTCGCTCTTCTCAAAAATAAAGACGTTGAAACTCTCGCAAAAGAAATTGAAGTCTTTGTAAATCCTGATGTAAAAGGCGGTGTGAGGTACGCTTCTCTCCGCTTAGCTCGAACTGAGATGGGAAATGCATATCACAGAGCAACAATTTATGCAGGCTTTACGGATCCGAATATCATTGGGTTTAAATGGAAGTTGTCCCCTGCCCACCCGAAAGTTGACATTTGTGATAGATATGCGAAAGAACCGTTTTATACGCCGATCACTGTGCCTAATAAGCCTCATCCTAACTGTCTTTGTTGGATTGAGCCTATTTATAAAGGTGGACCGTCATTTGCAGGATTTAGAGAAAGAGCGACAGATGAGATTGAGGAGTCAACTAAGGAACTAGAAGGTCTAAAGGAAATTGCATACAAGAAACTTCGATAATATAATCAAAATGTAAGCTCCGCTCAAATTGCGCGGGTCGTACAGAAGGGTTAAGAAAATGGATGATAGTAATCTAGAAAACGTCGAGAATCAGGTAAATGATTCTGAGAACGTGGAAGTAAATGAAGAGCAGAATGACTCTGCGAAAACTAATCATGCTGATGATGATTACGCTACTCAGATCGCTGAACTTCAGAAGCGTTTAAGTGCCGCCGATCGCGCTCGAGTTTCTGCTGAAAACAAACTCAAAGAAATCGATCGCGAAAAACTTGATGAAAATGAGCGAATTCGACTTGAGCGAGACGAAGCTCTTGCACAGGTTAATTCTCTACAAGAAGCCGTAACACAGCGCGCAATTGAGAACGCCTTCTTGATGAATACTAACGTCCGATTCCATAATCCTGCAACCGCTTTGCGGCTTTTGGATCGAAGTGCAATTTCAATCAATGAAGATGGAACTGTCAAAGGTATGGACGAAGCTATTGCAGCTCTTGCGAAAAGCGACCCGTATCTTGTAAAGACAGAAGAAGTAAAGAAAACAGGCACTACTGCTCCGAAGACGCAAGGTGTTAAAGTAGAAAACGCAGCCCGCGCTGCACTTGAGAAGAAGTATCCTTCACTTCGACGCTAGGAGATAACAATGGCTCATTTTGATAAATATGATCCGTACTCTGGCGGCTTTCGTGGTCCTCTTGCTTTTAAAATTGAAAAGGCAGATGTTGGGAAGCCGATTGCAGTTGGTGTAAATGCCAACGGCCAGATCGTTAAGGGTAACGGCAATGCAAACATGCTTGGTGTTATTATTGGCCACAACCCGAAGAACATCGGTGATATCATCGACGTTATGACCCACGGTGAAATTGTTGAGATGACTGGTGTTACTGCCGGTACTCGTCTTTACGGTTTCGATGATGGTTCTATTAACGCAACTAAGACGGGTACCCCGCTTGGTTTCACCATTGAAAAAGAACGTTTCGTTGTCCGCGTTGGACAGAAGTAATAGGGAGTAAAAATGGCTAAAGGTTATTCTACTCTTGGTGACGTCCTAACTAAAACAGCGGACGGCCGAGACCTCAACGAAATCTGGAATGAGTTCCAGAACGTTATTGGTATTCACAACGAGCGTCGCAACAAGATTGTTGACCTGCTCACGTACCCTGTGCACAACCCCATTGAGGACGTTGTCCAGGCGAACACTGACGACTTCGAGCTCGCTTCCGAGTTCGGTGTTCCGAAGTCGATCCGCACTGGTGCTAACGTATTCCAGATGGGCTTCTCGTTCGACTGGTACGATGTGGCTACTCGATTTACTTGGCAGTACCTCTCCGAGGCTTCTGCAGCCCAGGTAGAGTCGGTACATGCATCCGTTCTTGAAGCAGACAACCGTAAACTCTTCAACGAGGTTATGAAGACTGCCTTCAATAACAAGAACCGTGAAGCAAGCATCAAGAACCGTAACTACACCGTGTACGCAATGTACAACGGTGACGGTACTGTTCCGCCGCCTGTTGGTCCTAATAAGTTTGATGGTACCTACACGCACTACCTCGTCTCTGGCGCAGACGCCATTGACTCTGGTGACATTGAGGATATCATCGATCGCTTCAAGAAACTCGGCCTGGGTTCTAACACTGGCACTCAGACTGTGATTCTAGCGAACTCTCGTGAAGTGAATGCAATTCGCCGTTTCCGTGCGAATGTCACTAATGCTAACAACGCAGTTGCGCTGTATGACTTCATTCCTGGTCCTAGCGCCCCTGCCCAGTTGCTCACGACCCCCGCTGGTCTTCTTGGTACTCAGCCTCCGAACGAGTTCCAGGGTCTTCCTGTCGCTGGTTCTTACGGTGGCGCTATTATCATCGAAGAAGACTACATCCCCGCTGGTTACGTGTTTGCATTCGTCACCGGTGGTGCTTCCGCAATTAACAACCCAATTGGTCTTCGTGAGCATCAGAACTCTGAGCTCCGTGGCCTCAAACTAATGGCAGGAGATCGCAGTGCAGATTATCCCCTTATTAATTCAAATTATATACACGGTTTTGGTACCGGTGTTCGCCACCGCGGTAACGGTATCGCAATGAAAATTGCTGCCACCGGCGCTTATACTCCACCGGAGGTGTACTCCTAATGAGCCGTCAAGTTGATTTGAAGAAGCCAACGCCTGAAGACATTGAATGGCTTGAGGTTAATGGCCGATCCGAAGAGCTGCAGATTGCTCGCGATTATGCTGCTACCGCAGCTAAGATCGCTAAGGCTAAAGCTAAAGCTGAAGCCAAAGCCGAGGCTGAAGCTGAACCCGAAGCTGAAGCTAAGTAATCGGTAAATAATAAGACAGTCTAGGTTTTACCTAGGCTGTTTTATTATGTATATATGGGAAAAATAGTTATGCCCCTTCATGTAGGGGAATATAGGCCAGGTTCAGGGTATCGAACTCCTGAACGCCCAGGACATCGAGGAATCGATTTCGAAGCAAACTTTGACACGCCTATCTACGCAATGGCGGACGGTTGGGTTTGTCACGTTGGTAAGAATGATGATCCTCAAGGATATGGTTCATGGATTGTAATTGACCACCAAGATACGCTCGGTGTTGACACTGTGTACGGTCATATGCCGCCACATTCATTCACTGTCGAATACGGGCAGCGAGTTAAAGCCGGAGATATGATCGCTCTTGTTGGTAGTGAGGGTGGTTCAAGCGGACCTCATCTACATTTCGAGGTATTCGGACGTCCAGGCCGTTTCGGTGGTCAGGATATGAATCCTCTGAAATATCTTGCAGATAATGGTGCGGTTGACCCACTTGACGGTAAACCCGTTGACGCATATACTGCGACATACAAAGTAATTGCAAATGAGCCAAATGATCAAGTACGGACAATCTTCGGTCTCGACGTTTCAAATCACCAAAACCCAATCTCTCTAAAACGTGCTAAAGCAGAGGGAATGGAATACGTCTTCATCAAAGCCACCGAAGGTACTTGGAAAGATCCTGTATTCCATAGCCATCTACAGGATGCTAGGGAAGCCGGACTTCTTGTTTGTGCATACCACTATGTGTGGGCAACGGGAAGCTCCATTGAGGATCAAGCTAGCACCATCGCTGAACACGTGAATGACACGCGAATTCCAATTGCGCTTGACATTGAAGAAAACTCGGGATACAAATTTGAATTCTTCAATGAATTGCGAGAAGCAATTGAACGTAAGGGCTACCGAGTTCCGATCATTTACACAGGTAAATGGTATTGGTCTCGCATCCCAGGATGGGACGTTAATCCACTCCCTGCCCAACATCTCTGGTTAAGTTATTATGGAAAGAATCCAACAGGAAACTACCGTAGCATTTATCCTGGTGATGATTCGGCGGGATGGACGTACATGGCTCCTCATGAGACTAAGTTCTTGCAGTATGGTGAACATGGTGTTGTCGCAGGATACCTTCAAGGTGTCGACGTCAACGCATTTAAAGGTTCTTATAATGAACTCAAAGCAATCTTCACTGGTGAAGATTTAGCTCCGCACGAGGAGGCTAAAGTGGAAGAATCAAAGTACATCGTCACGAAGATGCAAGATGTTACGGGACCCGATTATACGGGTAAGTATGACATTGTATCTACAGACTTAGGCGTTATGACAAAGATGGGTAATCGTATGATCCTATCCGTCTTTGGTGATTCATTCCGTGGGCAGGGTGTAGGCTCCGGAGAATGGCTATCGCCTATTGGTCTTATTGGTAGTACAGACGATGGTCAGGTTGTATGGTCTAGGGCTGCCGGAAGTGATCCAGAACGTGTCAATCAGTTGCTACCGTACGAACACGTGGATGGGCTGACAAAGCTTCCTGGAGATGTTCTGACGATTGGTGACGTTACCTACATGCATGTCATGGTTAACCGTGGTCTCGGAAACGTCGAAGCGGTTGAGCTTTACAAGACTGAGAACTACGGAATCTCATGGGAACTCATTCATACTTATCCTGGTGACTTCCTACAGAGCATGGGTCAGCTTTGGACAATGGAGTATGATCCCGAAGACGAATACATTTATGTATTCACAACCAAGTTTGATCGCAGTAACCCAATTCACTTGTTCCGATTCAAGATTGAGAATCCTGGTGAAATTGAAGTATGGGGATTTGATGGTGAATGGGGTTGGGGTAAACCATTAACCACTATCTTCGGTGGCACGAATGTTGGTGAAATGTGTTTGCGTCGAGTAAACGATAAGTGGTTGCTTGTCTACTTCGATGCAACTTTGTACAAGATTGCTGTTAAGATTCTTGATCACCCAACAGCTAATGTGTACACTGCTGAAACTCACGACCTAATTTATGGTACTTCGTGGGGAATGGAAGATGACAACCATATTGCTCAGCTTTATGGTCCGTCTATTGTTCCTGGGGCAACTCTTGACGAGTTCAGCATGTTTGTTTCTCAATGGAACACTGATGTTGGATGGCCGTACAAGGTTATGCAGTTCAAAGTCAAGAATCGGGAGTTAGTTGAAGCTCCTGAAGCTCCTAAAGAAGAGAAGGCTGGAGAAGTGGTAGAGACTTCAGAGAGTACTGAAAATAAAGACGAAAATGATAAAATCGAAACGTCTGATAATACAGAAGTCAGCAAAGAGCAAGAGCTCGAAAGCGCCTTCAAAGTATTCAAAGACAAAGTTTTGAGCATCTTTAGTTAGGAGAAGTTATGGGTGCGCATTCTTATGAAGTAGAAGAGGCCAATGGCAATTTCATGCAGGCCGACTTTTGGGGAATGGTTTTTGAGAAGACCATCAAAACCTTTGCCCAGACGCTTCTTCCATTTTTCGCCGCAGGCGTTGGTCTGTTTGGGATGGATTGGGCCACTATTCTTGGTGCTGTCGGGATCACTACTCTTGGCACTTTCGTTCTTAACGTCGCAAGTAGCCAGGTAGTTCTTACCAACAACTTCTGGATTGACTCTTTCCAGCGTGCAATGAAGACATTCCTTGTTGCACTTGCAGGTCTGTGGCTTGCGTCCAACCACATCGCAGATGTTAACTGGGTAGAGACACTCTCTATGGCAGCTACAACTGGTGTCCTGTCGCTTCTCACTTCTATTGCTAGCCGCGATAGTGGTGAAGAAAAAGATAACCCGTCGATCGTTCCGGTTCTCAAGTAACAATGCGATTGACGTCTCTTGATAAAGTGGCGGTTCTTCATCCAAAAGAAGTATTTCTTTGTCAAATATTTCTCGGAATATCCGCCACTTTGAGAGGGATAGATTATTACTTAGACAAGATGGCTAAGTATTTGCCCATAGAAAAGGTTTTTTCCATTAATCTATGGGCATTTCTTTTTATGTTTGTGGGTATATCTATCTGCCTCTTTTGCGTTGTGGCTAAACCTGGTGCACTTTGCATTTTGCATGCAATTGCTTTTGTGCTGTATATTGGTTTAGGTGTAAGTATGTTCATTGACGAGCTCTATGATGGCTTCCCCGGCTATAGAAATTCGGTGAACTTTATCCTTGTAGTTGCGATATTTCACTATATGTTTTCTAAGTCTAATGCTCGGATATTTAAATTAGCTGAGATCGGACGAATTCTAAATAAATAAGAGGTTCTAGTGTCAAGTTCTATTATGCAACATCCCATTGTTGTATATGTTAGTATCTTCGTC